ATTATTACCCCTTATTTTAATAGTAATTTACTTACAGCTTTTTGATATCAGCATATTAGTTAGTTTTTGTAAATACATTTTCTACTCCAAAACTACTTCATCTAAATTATCTATACATATTCCTTTTATTACTCACAACCCACAGAATATAAAATATAATTACCACTATAAAAATTATCTAACTTTAAATACATTATGGTAAATTATACTTAGTCTTTACTATAGAGATTTAATTTTCACCATTATATCCAATGAAATTCGACATGCATTTTTTTATAACAATATATTTGCAAACTTATATAATTTTACATAAAAAAAAGACAGTTAATTTTGCCTTTTTTTATGTTAAAATTTTTCCTTATGTTATGCATACGTATGATTCTACAGAAGATTCTTCTAGAAAAGTTGCGGATATTTTTGAAAACATATAAAATAGCAATTTGCCACCGAGTTAAACCTTACGGTGGCAAGTCGGTGGCAAATTGCTATAATCACTATAAATTAAAATTTCATCAATTTCATGTATCCCTTAGAATTCTGCGTTTTTAGGAGTTCTAGGGAATGGTATTACGTCTCTTATGTTGCCCATACCAGTCATGAATAAATCGTCTATCTAAATACTTATTATATAGCCAATTTTCTTTATTAATAAACGGTATAAGTAAGTGATATCAACACATACAAATTATTAAGTTTTATTAATCTATTCTTTTTCTTTATTTTGAAGTTTTCATTTTCCGTAGGCAAACCGTAGGCAGTGTATATCAAAATTAACCTCATACAAACATTAAAGTGCTAGTATAATACTAGCACTTTTCTTTATACAATATTAAGGAAATACTTGAAATTTTTATCCTATACACTCATTTGGTAACTTATCTTGCCTAATATAATTTATTATATAGTTACTTATTGGATATTATATACAGTCTTATATTTTGTATTGTAAGCTTTATAAGTTTCATAAACATGACCCTTAAAATCATTTTCAATAAACCAATCTTTTAAAGTTATACAAGTCCATTCTTTTCCTGTTCTTTTCTCTTCTTCATACATTTTATTCATAATACCACTTTTTATTAAATCTTTCCCAGATAAGATTGTATCAGAAATATCTCCTAATTTGTTTAATCTTCTTTGAATACCATTAATTTTCATTGGGTCTAGACCATCATTATTCACAGAATATGGTTTCGCCTTTATAATATACGGAGAGTTCAGATTTAATTTATAATAAGGTGTTGTACTTCCCTCATTTTGTTCATCTATATATTTACGATATGTGGAGCCATTTTCATGGTCTATAGTATCTTTGAGGATATTATATAAAAAGTCATCAATTTCAATTATTTTACCAGTAGGACAATTAATTAATCTATTTTTCATATCAATATCATCAATTTTTAGCTCTAATAAGTCACTATATGCTTTTCCGTATATCCCACTATATAAACCATATATTATAAATTTATCTTGTGGATTCATAAATAAGTTACATATATCTTGAATTTCTTCTTTTGTAAAATATCTATCATTTGCCTTTAAGAATATTTCATCTATGTCAAAATCTTTCATAGAAAGTTTAACTTTTGAATTTGCCCATACTAATATTTCGTTAACTGCATCCATCATGACTTGTAATCCTATATAGCTTCTATTTGCTATTTTATCATTACCTGTTTGACAAAGGTCTACTATTTCTGCTCTTGTCATTGACTCTAAGTCTTTACTTTTCAAAAACTCCCATCTTTCCATTTTCTTATATGCACTTAATAATGTAGCTTTCTTAATGTCATAATACTGACAATCTATTAAGTATTTATCAAAAAGTTCCTTGCTATCTCCTAACATTTTTATTAAAAATCCTTTCTAATTATGATTAACAACTCATAATTAGATATTAACATTAAGTTCCAAAATTGTAAATTAATGTTATACAACCCCTTATAGTTTTCTAAATATCTTTTTTACTCATCTTTAAATAATTTAACTAATGAATTTATCGCACATTCTAAAGACAGCCAATTATTAGAAATTGACCAATTAGATAAATTGGAGCAAATGATACAATTATTAAACAATCCTAGTGATGAAGGTCTAATTGATAGCTTTAAAGATATGCCTGCACAATTAGTTATAGGCTTAACCCTTCAAGCGTTAATAAAATACTTTGGTATGGGATAAAAAAAAGAGCTAGTATTACTCTAGCTCTCTACATTCTGTCGGTGATTTATCTTCTCTAATTCCTTTTAAAACAGGTTGCCTTAATGAACCTCGCTCGTTAGGCATGTACTCAACTGTACATACTAGAGTCGGCTCTATCCATACAGCATCCTCATTATTTGATCCACTTGGAACGTACTTTATAGGTGGATTACTAGCTTTTTTATATTTATATTGATTTAACTTTCTAAGGCTAACACCTAAAGTAACATGCCCTTTATATATCAACTCATTATCTTCATTATATTGCGCGATTATTAAACTAGTCATATTGTTCTCTTTTAATATATAACCACACACCACAAAGTCTTCGTCTTTCATGTATTTTATTTTGATCCAGTCTCTACTCTTCTTATCAAACCAATATTTACTATCCTTGTGTTTTGCGACAATACCTTCTAATTTCTGCTGCTCTGCTACTTGGTACAATGCTTTTCCGTTAGTTTCTATATATCTAGATATCGCAAATCTATCCATTTCATTTACTGTCTTCTCTATTAGTTTCTTACGCTCTATTAAAGGTAAATCTGTAACTAGTTTGTCTTTATAGTAAATAATGTCGTAAGCTATAAAAGATACTGGATATTTTTTTGCAGATAGTTGCATTTTAAAGGGATCACTTAATAAAGTTCTGCGTTGCAATTCGTAGAAGTCTGGTACTCCATTTTTCATTGCTATTAGTTCGCCATCAAGTATACACTTTTCATTTGCATATCTATGTAGCTGGTCTAGTTCTGGAAATCTTGGGATCAATTTAAAATCTCTTTTATTTCTTAAATCTGTACTATCTTTATCTAGATAAGCTATACATCTAATTCCATCTAGTTTTAATTCAAATATATAGTCTGGAGAGTCAAAAGCCTCTTGCATCTCCGCTATTAACATTGGTTTAATTCCTTTTTCATCAAATATATCCATACTATCACCTCTTGTAATAGTATGTTCTATGAAGGGTAGTTTTAAGCGTAAAACTGTAAATATTACATAAGTATACAGTTTATATTTATTAAATGGTATACTGATAATAAATATAAACTGTATACAATTAGAATGAAATGATTTATAGTTTGCAATAAAAATATATTTTAAACAGGAGGGCAATATGGGAGCCAAAGATGATTTAAACTCTACAGGTATTAAAGATGATTTAATCTCTTTTGATTATGAAAATAATGGTATTTTGCAACATGCTTTAAAAAATTTTCATATGCCTAAGATACAAACTTATGAAAATCAAGAATGTAAAGAACTTGATAGTTTGCGTGAAAGTGAGAGGAAAATAAATCAAGTTAAGGCAGAATTTTATAACAATACAAAGATTATCGCGGATAGTACGGTTACTTCCGCTAAGTATGCTGAGCAGATATTTAAAAATAATGTACAATTAGTTCATTATAATGAGATGTTATTAAAAAAACTTCAAGGAATAGATTCATCTTTAAATAATTTGACTAATGAATTTATCAGCCATTCTAAAGACATACAATCATTAGAAACTGACCAATCAGATAAATTGGAACAAATGATACAATTATTAAAGAATCCTAATGATAAAAGCCTGATTGATGGGTTTAAAGATATGTCTGCACAAGTTATAATAGGTCTAACTATAGAAGCGTTAAAAATGTCAATAGGTATTGGTGTTTAATAAAGGGTAGCAATTAAGCTACCCTGTTTTCTGTCTGTCTACATATATTTTCTTTCTTTTAACCACTCTACCACTTTTCTATGAGTTTCTTTAAAGTTAGCACCCACAAATTTAGTAACATGACCGCCGAATTTATCTATATTGTTACTAGCCCCGCCGCCTACAGTATAGACATTTTCTGTTGTATGCCCTTTGTAATCTGCTATATCAATAATTGTAGATCTTGGTAGATATTCCTTCATTATTACAGCAACTGCTTTGTCTCTATCTCCACTATAGATTATTGCATTATCACATGTCTGGGTCTGGGCTTGAGTTTTATTAGTTAATTTATTTAATTCGCTTTGAACTAACTTTTTAAACTCAATCATATTGGTTCTGTGAGGACAATCCTTCTTAGCGAAGTCTCTGTGTGCCTTTACTCTATCTATACCCCAATTATATTGTTTAAGTATTGTTGCAACTTCACAAGCTGCTCTAGCTTCTGCTTTCTTGAATCTTTCCCCTCCAGATTTAGAATAACAAATCTCTACTGCTATATATTTTCTATTTCCTGTTCCATTGCCGCCATCACCAGCATGAAAAGCATTGCGATTAAACGGAATAGCTTGTATTGCCTCTTTATCATCTACGGCTATATGAAAGCTTGTACTACTATCGTTATTTTTCATATATGTTATCTCATTTATAGCCGGTGCATCGTTATATGTGTTGTGTATACATACACCTATAGGTGTCATGCTATATGGACACTTCTTACTATATTTTGAACTTGGTAATAAACTTTGTTTTAAACTCATAGCTATTCCTCCTTATCTCTTAATTGTTCTAAAGCGTTTTGTATTTGAACAGGTACTTTTATACCTATCTGACTGCAATTCTCTAATATACTAAGTCCCTCATTTGCTATATAAAAATAGCACACAAGCGTTCTAAACACCCATGTGCCATTACCTATTAAACGATCTAAGTAGACTGCAACTATTAATACAGCAAATATTACCCCTTTTCTTGCTATTCCAATAAGTCCTGTATTACTTGACCATTTTTTCAAAACCCAACCTTTTAACATCCCTAATAAAAAATCTAATACTATAAATGTTACAAGTGTTTTTAGGGCTATATCCCAAGTACCTAATAGCCATGTAATTGAAGCACCTAATACACCTATCGTAGTACTTATTTTTCCTGAATATATATTCATATATCAATCTCCAATCATTTTTTTGAATTATTGTATGAAAAAAGCACCTACAAATCAAATGTAGATGCCTTTTTCATTTAGTAAATATAATAATCTAGTTAGCACTATATAATTAAGAGGTAAAATGTATTTAGTTAGTGCTAATATAATATATTAATTCTAACTATTTTAAGTTCCATTTAATAATTAATTGCAAAGAAAAAACACCTCTTTCCTGAGGTGTATTAATTTAACGAGATATATTCATTTCGATTATATCAAGGTGTTTTTTCTATAAATTAGCCATAAAGGAAAATTCAAATAACCTTGAACTAATATTATTATATTCACTTTGATTATTTTTATTCATTAAAAAAGAACTCTACTTAGTATAGTCCTCGCTAGTTATTTCCTTATATTCTATTTCTGTTATCTTGTTTAAATCTACTGCTAGTTTAACTTGTGATATCGTCCATAACTTATTGTTATAGAAGTAATTTATATTAAAATACCAATTCATTAGTTAGTACCTCCTTGTGGTTGCATTTGCATAAAATATAAATCTGCAACTTGTTTTTTGAGAATTTCTATTTCATCCTCTTCTGATTTTGGGACGTCTTCGTATTCATAATATACTTGTCGTGTATCTAGATCTACACATCTTATTGCTATCTTACCCTCTATTTCTTGCGGTTCTGGCACTGTTTCTAATACAATACCAGTTTTATCCTCTAGTACTTGTTTTGCAAATTCTTCTACTGTTAAATTTCTTCTTTTTGCTCTTTCTGTTACATCGTATGCTGTTAGTGGAGCTTCATATTTGTTTTCTTCTATGTGTTTAAAACTTCCTAAATATATCATTATTGTACCTCTCTTTCTTTTAATACTGCTAGTTTCTCTAGTGCATAATTATCTTTATATTTAATAACGTTAGAGCTTTCTCCCCAATAAATGAACCCATTACTCATAAAAAGATTTCGAACTGAAGATCCTACTTCTTTTTTCCATAATAAGACACCTTTTGCATCACATTTTGCTATACTAGAGGTAGAATTACCCCATCCAAATCTAAAATAAATATTATTTATCCTATCTATTTCCAAACTATTAATTTCAGGGCTATTTAAACCTTTGACAGAAATGTTGTTAATTTTTTTACCTTCTGTATTTATAATTTGGATTGTTGAACTATTATTGCAAGCATAAATCCTATTTTCATATATACTATACTTTATATCGTAAACCCCTCCTGTTATACTATATTCCCAAACTGAATCTCCATTAGAATCTAATTTTATGACACTTTTTGCTATACTAGTTGTACCAACGTAGATATAACCGTTATCAACTAATATAGACTTCACATAATTCTGCGATTTATTCCAAACTAACGCTCCATCTGGATCTAACTTAAGTATCTTTTCATAATTAGTAGAGCCACTTTGGTATACATAAACAAATCCATTAGAATCTACTGTAAATCCTTGAGCATACATTAAACTATACTCCCAAACTAAAGTTCCTTCTGGATCTAACTTCTTAATAAATCCGCCACGACCTCCGTCGCTACTAGAACAATAAACAAAACCCTGAGAATCTACATAAATTCCGTTAGAATAAGTTAAGCTATAACTCCAAATTAAATTACCCGCAGAGTCTAACTTTACTATTTGGCCATTTCCGTAATCACTACAAGCATATACAAACCCCTGAGAATCAACAAACACCTTACTTACCTCTGACAAACCATATTTCCAAACTTCGTATATTAAATTATCTTTTTCTAGATAAGTATGTCTTTCTTCATAATCAACAACCCCATACACATTACCTTCAGAATCCTCAGTAACCCCCACATCACCCTCCAAAATAGGTAACTTAGTCTTAATACTATCTATATTATCTGCCATCTTCTGGAACGAATCACTACCATTTGTCGGCACATCCTTGCCAGTAACAGCGGTAGCGATTAACTGTTTTTTATTCTGCAAATCAGCATCTATTTGTTCAGCTTTGTCTACTACTTCTTTTAGACTTGCGCCTGTATCTAAACTCATTTAATCACCCCCTATAGCTTAGATTCTATACTGTTAAGAGCATCTATAGCTCTTAGCCTCTGTCCGTTAACTTCTGTCGCTAACTCCTTTAATGCTCCCTCTACTGTTCCACTTTCAAAGTTGCCGTCTACATCTTCTATTATTACTTTATCTCCTGTAAGTTCTATATTATCTAATTCTGTTTGTGCCTTATCAATTTTCTTTTCTAAATCTGTAGTAACTTTATCTATTTTAGTATTTAATTCTTTTCTTAAATCATCTAAATTTTTCATACTGGCAAGTATAACAGTAGGGTCTATTTTTAAAGTTATAGTAGAAGTATTTACAACCATTAAAATTACCCTAACAAATAAATCTTTTACACAGCCATCATCGACTACTGGTTTATAAGTCTCTGGGTATTTACCTATAGCTAATAATTCGCCGGCATCGTCGAATATCCCAACTTCTCTAACTGTAAATCCACCAGCGCTCCCCGGTATCGCAGTTTCAACAACTATCCAATTAGAGTTATTTTCGTCTATTTTTATGTTGCTTATATTTCCTTCCCACACTTTATTTTTTAACTCTGTTTGTTTCTCTTGTGGGTCGAATTGACTGCCCCCACCATCTCCGAGTTGCATCTTAGTAAACTTAACTTTCTCTCCCATTGCCGTTGCATTTGCTATCTTTGCTTTTCCTACTTCTGTAAGAATAGTATAATATTTTTGTTCTGCCACTATATCACCTCTCTTGGATAAATCGTTGTACTATCTATACTAGTATCACTTACCGCACCTATCTTAATATCCGCTTTCAACTCTATATCTGTTGGGAACCAAGGGTATATGGTTGTATCTTCTCCACTATTACAAACCACTCCTACATAAGTGTTATCTTTACTCTGTAGAGTCATGTTGAACTTATGGTGTAAGTGACAAGGCTTAATCTGTTCTATAAACTTATCTAACTCTAACAATGTACTATAATCTGTGTAATTTACTATAAAATCTAGAGTAAAATAAAACTCTTTAGCGTGTTCTGTAACTGTCGTATTGCTCTTTACATAAGCTTCACAGATATTTTTAAGTACTTGTATAGTAGTTGTTCCTCTGCCGCGCATCTTGGCTTTAATATTGCTTCTACGGGTATTGTAGCTCAGCTTTGTATTGGTTTTGATACATAACATCTTTTCCCAATAGTCCAACCCCCATGTTGCTGTATCTACAAAGAATTGGTTGAATGTATCTTGCTTTACATTTCTAAGTATATCTAATTCCTTATCATATACACCTTGTATTTGCTCCGATATTGGATTTTGTTCATGCAATGGTAATTTATCTATTAACAAAGATATCAACCTCCACAAACTCAAAATCTCCAGCACTTGGAACTAGTTCATCGTTTATTTTTATATTTGAAGTAGCTTCGTTTACTAGAACATCTTTACAATCGTTAATTGTACTTAAATTAGCTAGTATTCCTAAAACTTTCATATAGGTTACTTCTGTTGTACATTCTCTAAGATAAGCATTTAGAGCATCTTTAAACTCTGCTTTCACATCATCGATAGTATAGTTTTCTTTTACTTCAATACCAGCACTTACATTGACAAGTAAATTGCTTGGAGTAACAACTGTAACTTCCACGCCAACTGGTCTTACCTCTTCTATATGTTCTTTGCATCTGTTAATTATTTCTTGTGTAGTTGGTGCATTATCTTTATCCATAATTACAACCTTAACAGTACCGCCACCGTCCCACCTTGGAACAACTTTAACATTATAAACCCCTTCTACTTCCATAGCCCATTCCTTATAGTGTGACTCATTCCCAGATGTAGAAGTTTCAGCCTGAGACATAAAAAATCTATCTCTAAATTCATCATCTGTTTCTATTTCTGTACCGCCCGAAAAAGCTTCTTTATTTACAACTTTATCTACACCGCTTATATTGTCCACTAGCTTTAAGTCACTGTTTGCAGGTACATTATATCCAATTCCGATTTCTAACGCCTGTATAGGGCTTGTGTTGTCTCCATTTTCTTCGATTACAAAATCTTTTATAGTAACATACTGTAAACCGTTAAATTCTATTAATGTTCCGTTGTAAATTGCTGCTCCTGAAGTTCCGAAAAACTCGACTGTTCCGGTTGCTTCAGTTCCCTGTTTTCTATAATATCCAAATTCACTAGCTCTCTGGTCTAAAAGTGTGTCATAGTTTTCAGTTAACATAACTTTATTGAATTGGTACGAAAGTTCTAAATACATTTGCGCAAGCTCCGTATTTGTTGGTGCTAACATATTATATAAAAAAGAACCCTCGCCCTTGTAAACTGGTAAGTCTACATTGTTAAGAGTTCTTTCATTTATTTTTTCAAAAGTTTGTTCATTATACATTCACTTCTACCTCCCCATAGATTGTTCGGCAATGTATAGTTAAATATAATTTAGAATCAATCAATTCACTATCTTTAACATTGACTTCTATAATATAAGGGTTCTTTTCTAAGCGTTCTTTTACATATCGTTTTGCTTCTGCTTCTGTTAGAGCTTTAGTATATTTATCTCCTATCAACTCTATTAAATCAGTCCCATACTCCCAGCTATATATGTCATGTTCTTTTCTATTTGTTTTAATACATTTGTATATCCAAACCTTTATAGCCTCATTTCCTTCTACTAATACAAAATCATTATCCTTTATAATTGGTTCGTCCTTTTCAAAATCCCAGGCGACATCGACGAATAAAGGCAATTGCTTATCGGTAGGAGTACCATAATTACCTGAAACAAACGGAAATACAGATATCATACTCCCACCACCTTACAGATAACTATAAATTTCTCGCCATGATGGTACATTAGAACTTCATTGTTTATACACAAAGTGGTATTTATATATTCATTACTTAAGTTTAATAGAGAATTAATTTGTAAGTTTTGTTTATACAAGGTCATAGTACTTGCATTAATAGTAACGTCAATTTCTAGTGGATTTATCTTTCTAACTTTCCCAATTTGAATTGGATTGTAATTATAATATTTGCCCGCTTCCCTCATCATTTCTTGTAGTTCATTAAATGGATCGCTCATTTTATCACCTCTTACGTAAATCTTCTAGCAGTTATAAATCTTCTACTATAGCTACCCTCTAGCTTAGATATTTTTACCTTATCACCAGTAGATGGTGAGTGTATAAACTCGTTACTTCCTAGATACATACCTACATGAGTAATGTAATTGTTGTCTCCAAAGAATATTAAATCCCCTCTTCGTAGATTCTTTCTTTCTACATAAGTACCCGCTTTAGCCTGCGCTCTTGAATTTCTTGGTATTGTTACTCCTGCTGATTCATAAGCCTTCATTGTTAAACCAGAACAATCATATCTCGGACCAGTACCGCCCCATTTATACGGGGTACCTAATTTACTTTTACAAAAAGATATTGCCTTTTCTACTGCTGAACTTCCACTGGCAGTGTATCCCCCACCATTAGATGGATACTTCATTTCACCTGTACCAACAATTATCTTTCCTTGCCTTCTACCAAAGCTGTTCATTTCTTTTCTCGTAGCAACAAGTAAATCTATATGATATTTACCATTTTTAATCTTAATAGCTCCGCCTCGGTCTGTTACTGTATAAACTTTTCCGTCTTTCTCTGTACCAGTACCTGAAACTTGTACCTTCATCTTAAAAGGAATTTTTGTAGGTGCCGCACATGTTAAATTAGCAGGGACTAGTTTCTTTCCATCCATGGCCTGATACAATCCGCCTTCTTGCGGGCTATTTTCTGGGATATATGCTGTAAATTCGGCTGGGTACTCTGTACCTATTAATATTCCGTTTCCATCATAAACTCCATCTCCATCAGTTTCTACTGGTTGAGGATCTTGACCGTCGTTATGCTCGTCCATAATATTTTGGAAGTTTAATTCTAGATCTATTGAATAATCCCCCGGTGTCCAAGTATGTTTATCTGAATCTATATAAAAAAGTCCAACTAATCCAGTATAAGTGTCTTTAACCTCTACACCATATCCAGTTATACAGCTCGTATCTCCGAAACCTTTTAAATTACATGTTTTCTTAACATCTTGTAAACTAGCTTTTAAATCTTGACTAGCTCCCTCTGCTTGTTGTTGTACTATCTCCTGTAACAGTCCGTATTTTTTTATACTATCATCATCTTTTAACTCGTTTACTTTATTTCCTGATTGATCTATTAGTATTACTTTGTTTACTACATTATCAATACTCTCTGAAAAGCTAGTATTAATTAAATTATCTTCTTCATTAAATGCAACTTTAAGTTTTGTTTTGCCCTTTTCGACTACATTTATTTTATCAATATCTGTAGTTATCATATATTTTTTACCAGTTTTACTTGTAGCGCTTGTGTAAGCACTCATTATAATGTCATATATGCTACTCTGTGTAAAAATTTTAGTGTATTTATAATCTGTTTTAAGAATTTCGCCTATAATAAAACCATTTTCTTTGAGAATCTTATTTGCAATATCCTCGGGTTTTTCTTCTGCGAAATTATAAGCGTATTTTGACCTAACAAGTCTACTACCTATATCTTTGCATGTGTAGTTTATACTGTTGTTCCCTGAATTGCGACTCCTATCAATTACCATTCCCCTAAATAATTCTGTGTTGTTATGATAAAAACAAACTGTAGACCCGACTGGCAAATCTAAGCTTGGTGTATTTATGTCTACAGCGCTTGAAAATACAGAAAAGTCCAAAGTACGAGAGGGAGACTTATAATCTCCACTCCACGTAACTTTTTCAACTAAATTGGTTAGATCATAAACTGGTTTTCCTATAGGATGTACCCATAGCTTTATACCTCTACTATTCTTAATAGTATTGTATAAATTTTCGGCTGAATTAATTGCATCTGATAGAATCGACATTATGGTATCACCAACTTCCAACCGTCTTTTATATCGTCGGGGTTTTTAATTAAGTTTTTATTTGCGTTAAAAATAACGGGATACTTGCTCCCGCTTCCATAATATTTTTTGGCTAATCCCCAAAGAGTATCACCCTTTTTAACTGTGTGTGTTCTCTGTTGTTGCTGCTGCCCTATGCTGTTCTGGTTATTAGTAGTAGGTTTCTGATCTGCTTGTGTATCCCCATTGCCTGGTATATCGGCTAAAGGTATTTTAAATCTCCCATACTCTTCTATACTTAGAGAATAATATACATCACCACTCCCATTATGTTTATCCCTTTCGAAATGTGTAATAATGCACTCCATATTAATATCTAAATCGGGATCTGTTACTATTAGCCTAAGTATCCAACCTTCGTTCATCCACCTTTTCAGCTTTTTCACACATTCTTCAGGTGGTGGAAAATCTGTGTATTGACAATAGGTTGAGACGTATTTAGGAAAGAAACTTTCTAACTCAACTGTTTCTAAATTCTTTCCTGCAAATGCACTTATTTCCCCTAACTTTATTATACCCGTCTTTGATACATCAACAGATCCAGAAGACCCTACCTTAGAAGGTATTACCGGAAATCTAAATCTATCTTTATCTTGACTTAACCAAATTTCCACTAAATAACACCCCCTTCATTTGACAATCTTAACTTCTTAACAAGAGCGCTTGTAACGCTCTCTGTAATTCTATTTATGTCCTCTTCCTCTCTTACTACTGGTCCATATATATTTATTTCTATCTTATTTCCTTTGATTTCTTTTTCTCTTCCTGTTATGTTACTTCTAGATATATTTGAGTTGGTTTGTAAAGGATCATAAGTATTTGCCTTACCTATATTCATATCTATGGGCGCACTTACACCTAAAGGTATATCTACACCTTGTACAAGTCTCTGTGCCCCTTTATTAATAGTACGCATTGCTTCTGGTAGTGCTTTAATAAATCCCACAGCAATACCAGTTGGTATGTGTCTACCAATTAACTTAGCTGCTACTCTAGAAGGAGAATGTATTCCTAGTTTATCCTTTATACCATTCATAAAAGAATCTGCAATCTTCTTAAAGAATCCATTTAATCCTTTAACAGCATTTTCTATACCTCTACATATGCCGCCTACTATATCCTTACCTATGCTAACAACTTTTCCAGGTATTTTACTTAGACCTTCAATTATTGCATCTTTAAATTTAGCCGCACTTTCTTTAGCCTTAGCTACAAAATTAACACCCCATGCAGTTACTTTATTAATAACCTCTGTTAATTTAGTTTGTACTTTCCCAGGTAATGTTGACATCCAAGTAACTACAGTGTTAATCATATTCATTACCGCTTCTGCTGCACTGATATATAAATTTAACCCCCAAGTTATAACATCTGCTATTATCGTTGCAAAGAAAGTGGCGACCTTACCTGGCATTTCTGAAAAGAATGTAACTATTGCATCTACTGCATTTACTACAACTGTTTGTGCATTTGTATAAAATTCAGTACCCCAAGTAGTTAAGTTAGTGATAACAGTGCTAAAGAACTCTTTTATCTTGCCTGGTAGCTCTCTAAACCAATTTACTATACTCTCTATGATAATTGGCAATTGTGTTGTCGCAAAAGTATATACCCCAACGCCAAATTTTATAAAACTACCTACCATTTGTCCTGCGATATAGGCAATCTTAAACGGTAACTCTTTAAACCAATTAACTCTGTTGTCTACAATATTTGGTATTGTTTCAGTTACAAATGCTTTAATATTGTTAATTCCCGCTTGAAAATACCCCTTGATCGCAGTCCACATAAATTGTACTTTAAATCCTACTTTTACTTTAAGTGCTTCAAACTCCTGAACTACTGAATCACTCATAGCTTTTACAGCATCACCAGCTCCTTGTAATGCTTCGCCCATATTAAACTTTGGTACTTTAGGTTTGTCTTCTTTATTTTTAGTTACTAAATCCGCAACCGCTTTTATTGGGTTCTTTACAAAGTTCTTTAATCCCGTCCAACCATCTTTAACAAATTTTACTTTGTCTCCAAATTTTTTGTCTAATATATCCACAGCTGCTTGAAATGGAGCGTATAAGAAATCTATTAGACCTTGCCAAATATCACCAACAAGTTTAACAGTACCTTTAAATATATTTCCTAGTCCTGTTTTTATTTTTTCTCCGTCTCCTGTAATAATACCAACTACTACATCTATAACACCCTTTACGATTGTAGCTATGTCATTAAATATATTTGTAATTGTTGCTATTGCAGATTTAAGCATTTCGAGAAATATAGTTATTGCTACTAATAAGCCTCCTGTCAATAAAGCTCCTATAAGTACAAGTGCCGGACTAAGTGCTGTTAGTATAGAACTCGCAAGATTAACTATACTAGACATAAAAGGTGCTATTGTCGCCATAACCTCTTTAAATTTTTCCCCTACTAATTGGAATATTGGCATAAAAAAACTAGCTATTGGTTTTATAAGTTCCATAAAGCTAGTACCTAAATCTTTTATTTTATTTCTAAATTCTTCTGAAGTACTATACGCGTACGTGAAAGCACTAACGAGAGCTAGGATAGCGCCAAAAGCAACTAAGACAGAAGTACCTAAAGTACTTGCGAAAAATGCTCCTAAAGGTTCTACCATTGTCATAAAGTTTGTTATTAGTAAGCCTGCTGCGCCAAAAACCATCATTAGCGTCCCTAAAATAGCACCAAAAACAAGTACTCCTGTAACTGCTACTTGTATTCCACTCGGTAGTTTACTAAATGTAGACATTACTTTTGCTACAGTTTCTGTAACTTCTTTGATTACAGGTAAGAAATTATTTCCTATAACTATAGATGCCGCTCTTATAGCATTTTTTGCGATGTCTATTTTACTTTGTGTATCTGCATAGCGTGTATTTGCTTCATCTACTAGCGCTGTGTTTTCACTCCATGCTGTATTACCTAATTTAATAGCGTTTGTAAATGTGTCACTTGCGCCACTTGCTCTAAGTAAGGCGTCTCTAAGTCTTACTTCTTTAATTCCCATATCATCCAGTACTTTAATTGCGGAACTTCCTTGTTTCTCTGCATTTCCTAATCCTTGGATAAATGATATTATTGCTCCCCCTGCGTCATCTTTAAAAGCTTTTTGAAACTCCTTCGAACTCATGCCCGCTACCTTTGCAAAATCCTTTAATCCATTTTTCCCTGTCTCTGTTGCTAATTGCATCTGAATCATAACTTTGGAGAAAGCAGAACCACCTGCTTCAGCCTCTATCCCTACCGATGATAGGGCGCCTGCAAAAGACATAATCTGTGCTTCACTTAAACCTACTTGACTACCAGCACCAGCAAGTCTTAAAGCCATAGCGGTAATTTCGGCCTCAGTAGTTGCAAAGTTATTACCCAATGCAACGATTACAGATCCAAGCCGGTCAAAATTGGTTTGTGCCATACCTGTTATGTTTGCGAATCGTGCTAACGCTGTAGACGCTTCTTCTGCACTTAGATTTGTCGTATCACCTAGCATTACCATTGTTTCAGTAAACCCTAAAATATTTGGAACTGCAATACCTAATTGTCCTGCCGCTTCCCCAACTGCTGCAATCTCTTCTGCTGCTGTTGGCATTCTCATAGACATGTCTAGAATGCCGTTTTTTATCTTATTTAATTCCGCATCTGTTGCATCAACTGTTTTCTTAACTCCGGTAAAAGCAGACTCAAAAGATATCGCATTTTTAGCAGATAGAGCTAATGCACCGCCAAAACCTACAGTTAAAGCTGTTCCTGCTTTCAATGCAGTCTTGCTGGTTTCTTTCATGTTCTCAGATAGCTTTTGAACTTCTTTGGAGGAGCTATCACTAGCGTTCGCTACTTCTCTTATACCAGCTGCTGCTCTTTTAGCATTAGCAGATACTTCATCTCTAAGCCTTAAAATAGTTTGCAAAATTTGTGTATCTGTCGCCATTAGACCCCTCCTTCTGAAGCTTCTTTATTTTTTTCTTCTATATATAATTCTAAAAAGGCTCGTAATACAGTTTTTTCGCCCTTACCTACTCCGGCAATCTCAGACGGCATTTTATCCTTATGTACAAACATTAAATACATAAGGTTAACATCTCCGTCTGTTTTTGCTAGTTTTTTACTTCTTTTACCTTATCCTCTTCGTCTTCCGTATCAAATCCCATAAGTTTGTTTATAGCTGCATACAATTCGTCTATTTCACCTGGTCTAAGCAACTTCTTAAGCAAGTCCTCTGGTGTATAAACTTCAAAATTTGTTTGGTAAGTAGCATTTGTAAATACATCACATGAAGCTATAATTGTTTCTGCTTTCATATCGAACATTCTTATATTCTTTACATCACCTTTTTTCATTTCCATTGCGTTCATTTTTATATTATCTAGCTTCTCTGGATCGACACCTTTTATCTCAAGCTCAAGCTCCGCACCCAAATTGGCGCAATACATTTTGTGCGTACCTTTTGGTGTTTTAAGTTGCTTCGCATCAAACTTTAATAGGAAATCAACTATATTTTTACATTGGTCTTTTGTGACTTTTTGCTCGTCCTTTAATTCCTCTTCTACTACTTCTATACTTTCCTTTATTAATTCAGCCATATTAATTTTCTCCTTTATTTTCTAATTTTTTGCATAAAAAAAGACACTTATATGTGTCACATCTCTAGTTATATTTAAACTACATCTAGATACTCAAAATCACTAAAAGTAAATGGTAATTCTACCTCCGACGGTTTCTTGGCCTCCCAGTTTGCTAGAACTATACTGTCAAATTTACAGTTCTTAAGTACTACTCTTTCTGTTCCGCGGCCATCTGGATCTGATAGTGTGGAGATTATATTAGAAGATACTTCTTTTCCAGTTCTCACAATACTTGCTGCTTTGGTTTGAAACCTTGAATCTATTTTATATAGCTTTACAGTTCCTTTACCAGCTCCTCCAACGTACTTAGTGTCTGTTCCAAATTGCCCTGCTACGTTAATATCTTCTTTTTCAAATTCCCATGTTGCCTCAAAACTTATTACCGCTGCCATAGTCTCTCCATCCATAACTATGGTTCCCCATGTACCATTCATTGCTTCTCTAGCTGCAAATTTCATATATTATATCCCCCTCTCTAGCACATAACCTCTATATCAAAATCTTCCATAGCATCGATTACACCTATTTTTATTCTAAGAAACACATTAGTTCCTGTATCGTATTCTTTTATTTGCTGCTCACTAAACTCCAATATATTAACATCTTGCTCTTTTAAGTATTTTTTTTGTGCATCGATATTAATTTCAACTATCTGATTTTCCTTGATTATCTCTTGCTTTGCTAAACCTTCTAAATACTCTTTTATGGCAACAATAAGTATACTTTTATTAGTATAGCTGTTTGGAACTTTTCCAATATACTGGTCTATAAGGGTGTTTTTTATGTCCCTCTGTATCATATTTCGTGTGTCAACTATTTTTATTTTCTTAAAAATCTGATCCTCTTTCTCTGTTGGTACTAAAGATGTTACGCCTCTACCAACTCTTATAGCTCCTGCTTCTTTTACTAATAATAACTCTCCGTTATCAATTTTTGAATTAGACTCTGTACGTGAGATCGTGTCTATATCCTCTATTTCATCTAGTTTCGCGTAAGTAATAGATTCAGTTAAAGGTGTACAAGCTATTAGACCAGCTAATCTTGGACTATACTGCCCTGAATCGTATTTTTTAGTTTTACCCTTTACCTTAACCCCACTAGTTGTAAAGTTTACAACACTCTCTGAGTTTGCTGGATTATCACCAGTAATGGCAATTACCATTACCTTATTATCTTCTTCTAGCTTTGTAACCCAGTTATTTAATTTTTGTAACTCAGTTTCATCAGCATCAGGCATACATATATAGTTAAAATCAGCGGATTCTAACAAGTTAAAAGCTTGTACTAGTTGATCTGTTTCACCGCCCTCACCATCTGTAGTATTAGTAGTGGGGATTATACAACATATAACTTTTTTAGGCTGTATTATATCTTCAAAACCTGTATTTTGAGTATTTGAAGTAATCGCACCCTTAAATACCATTTCTAAATAATCTTTATTATCTATGGATAGATTTGTTGGTATCTCATCTAATTCTTTAATTTCTGTTATCCCTGTAATTTTTGTATCTTTTAAAATTATAGCTACTATTCTACCTAACCTGCCTGTTGCACTTTCAGCTAACTTTTTAAAAGTTATATTTATTTCTGGTAGCCCCATTTCATCACTCCTTTGTATATTCAATTTCTACATTTTCAGCAGTCTCGTATTCTTTCTCATGCTTGTTGATTTTGTCTGAATATCTTAGATAAACTAAAAAGGACAAAGTACTTCCTACTTCGTCCGGATTTATCTTATATTTCGTTTTTTCTATTAATATATTTCTATCTGATATCTTCATATCTAAGGCAAATAAATCGTCTAACTCCTCTTTTGTTTTATATAAATTCTCAATTTTTCCACCTCGTTTTTGATAATACTCAATACTAACAAGCACCTTTTTTACATATGAATCTGTTGCTATGATCTCTCGACTCTCTGGAAAAAGACGCACAAAAAAACAAGATTCCTCAAAACCTTGTGTATTATCGTCTTGTATATAGACATCTGTATTAAATTTTTCTCTTAATTTTGTGTTGAAGGCTTTTATTATATCTAAATTAGTAATGTTCTATCACCTTCCAACTAATAAGTTCTTTTGCTTTATCAGACATCTTATCTTCGATATCCCACATAGCTTGTTCTACCATATGCTCTGGTGGTACAAACCCACCTCCTGGAGTAACGTGACCATTATTTACTGGTATTGCGTATGGTGATTCATTCTGCGATACATACTCATCCCAAGAATTTTGAATACCTTCCCAATTTTCCTCAAGTTCTCCTGTAAGTACTGGTGTATAATCTATTAATAGTTCTGTGTACTCCCCACCGACTTCATTTAATGCAGATCCTGCTATATCTTTAATATTACTCGCATAGCGATCTAAGCTATTAGCTAGTGCATTTATCTCATCTAATCCTTTCATATTACACTCTCTCTTTCTGTGTAATAATAACTTCTAAATGACTTCCCGAATAAATATCAGGTTTCCCTGCTGTGAACACAGCTTCTTCTCTATGCTCATATGTTACACGTAGCTCATCGCCTGTTTTAATATCTATATCCGGTCTACAAAATAACTCTGTTACCTTAACTAGTTTACCTATTCCATTTATATCTACGTATGTGTCCTTTTTTGATACACCGCATTTAATATTTTCAAAAATAGGCTTGTCCCCGATCTTTACTTCTGTAGCTCCTGTAACTTCGTTTATAACTTTTTGCTTCCTATAGATATCCACTTTGTCATTATTTAATATATCAAAATCATCAGCAACATACATTCTAATACACCCCCACAACACAGTAAGGTGCTAGAGTTTTTCGATCTACATCTGTTAGTATAGCTGCCGAACTAAGATTGGTGTTAATATCGTAAGTTGACGCTGTATTATATTCTATCTTTGTATCCCCTCTTGAAAGAGATTTTATAGACTTGTTAGAATCATTTATACTAGTTGCATCCTTAATTCTATCTGATAATATAGCACATACTTTTTCCTTTATGATACTCTCTAGGCCTTTTGTTAGCTTAGTTCTATTACAAAATTCCAGTACTTGATTAGTGATATCTGTAATATAACTTTGTATAAGTCTATCGTACTTATTAACATCTTCTAAGCCTAAAATCATTTTTATATTTTCTAACATATTTATCACCTACATTTTAACTGTTGCTATACCTAATTCTTCACCTCTTGGAAGTGTTGGTATAACTGTAGCACTTGCTTTTGTGAATTTTGCTACTGGGTCTGGTAAAGAATATGACCCAACAAATACGTTTCCTACCATAGAAGCTGTATCCATGTTGCCATTCCCGATTAACTCTATCTCCTCTGGAGTTATACCGTATAAAGTCTCTCCTAGTGTTTCACCACCAAACATAGATATACAATCAGCAGGGAAATACCTCTTAGTCTCATACCCTTTGGCCTTTTCAATTCTGTATTTTGCTTCATAAGTTTCTATTGTTGGCAACTCAGATCTTATAAGTAAATCATTCAGATCTCCTAGTGTTACTATTTTTTCAGAATCGACACCGTGTATTGCTTTCTTTATGCTTTCACTTGCACATATTGTCTTCATAACTTTTCTAGATGTTAGCATCCTTATTGGCCTTACACCGCTTTTTTCTTCAACAGTATCAGCTAATTCTTCTAAATCTATTAAAGGTTTGGAAGTTGGTAAACTCCAATCGAAATTTTTCTTATTCCCTGTTGGAACCATATAATCAACTGTTACTTTTACCCCATTTTCTTCTATCTTTAGCTTTCCTGTAGATAGTACCTCAAAACGCATAGCTTCCGCTCTTACCTCTAGGGACTCTCTCATTTTTTCTGCGTCATTATAAATATTTGCAATTATGCTATCAAACTCAGTTTTATTTCTTGGTGCATTAAGTTTCAATAAATCTTCTTCAGTTAATTTTATCTGTCTTTTAATGTAGGCGAGTTCCCCTGCTCCTTTACTGATAGCTTCCCTAGAAGCTAACTGTGTTTCTGAATCTAACGCATGCACAGACGCTGTAACAGGCAGCCCCCCACTTCCTAAAATCACATCATATCTAACGTCTTGTATCTTTCTCGATGGGAATAAATTTTCCCCGAAATATGGTGTACTTTCTCTAATTTTAAAATAATTAAGTAGTTCTTTCGTGTTATAAAAATCATCTAATCTCATTTATTTTCCCCCTATCTAAATGTTATCTTTGGCAATGCTTCTTTTACCAATTCTATTGTATTTGCAAATCCCTCTAGTACTCTATCTGCTCTCAAGTAACCTTCTACTACATAACTACATGCAACATCATTATTTGTTACATCAGCGGTATTGTATAGTACTCCTATAGGCATACTAGAAAGCTCATAATTTTCTCCTACTTTCTTTTCTGTTACAACTTTCCCGGCCGTATCTATTAATGAGCCTAACGGAACATATTTCTTTCCATTCTCGTCCGCATCTTTAACATTAGAAGCCAATACAGTAGTTGTAAAACACACTAAATTAGCACCTGTATCTAGTATTTCCATATCATTCATATACTCTGTTGTTTTATAGTACATTGTTTCCCCTCCTATTTATTTTTGCCAAGGATCATTCGGCACCTTATTTACTACACTATTTTTTTCTTTAGCAAGTCTTTCGCCTACGCTTAACTCTACATTGCTACCCCCTCCTGGTGGATAATAGCATGCACCTTTTACCTCTTCCTTAACTTTAGTTTCTAAAGAACTAGACCACTCCTTCTCAAAAGCGTCGATATTTTTTAAAGTCTCTTCTTCGTTCTCAGCTAGCAATTTGTCTACAAAACCAGTGGGTATCTTCTTGTCTATTGCATAATCTTTAGCTGCATTTAGTAACGTCTCTCTGTTTCTTTCTTTTTCTAATCTCTCTAATTGCTGCTTAAGTTCTAATACCTCTTTTTTTGCTGGGTCTACTACTAAATCTGGATAGTTTTTTTCTATAAATGGCTGTAATTCTTTTTCCAAGTTGTTAGCTTTCCAAGTCTCTAAATACTTGTTAGCATGTTTATCTTTTTCACTAGATAGGAATTTTACAAAATCCTCATCCTCTAGTCTAGATTTAAAGGCATCTAGTGTTTGCCCATTAGCTATCAAACCTTTTACCGCGTCACTTTCTTTCAAAATATCTTCGATGTTTGCTTCATCTTCAATATTGCTTAATAGTTCAATTAATTCTCTTTTTAACATTCTTTCCTCCATCCCTCAAACGCTTATTCGCACCTAAGACATATATTTATTTTTGCACCTATAACACTATAAAAAGTACAATAGACGCATAAAAAAAGACACCTATTGTGTCTCTTTACTGTTTTTATAACTCTCCCATGTTATTCCTTTGTCGCTACCATTCCAGTATTGTATTATAGGTATATAAATGCACCTACAGCCAACATGTTGTGGTAGACTCACTGGAATTTCACTAATTTTATAAGTATGTTGGTCGTATTGCTCACAATTAGGGCATGTAACTTTATCTAGTACAGCGCTATAAAGTACTTCTGATATGTTGTTATTACTTCGCCATACCTCATCAATAGCATTTTGAACTCTTTCAACTTCATGCTCAACTAATCTTCTAGTGTTAAACTCATTTGTATCAAATCTTTTATTTATTCTTTTTTCTATATTTAGTATCGTTGTTTTTCCTTTTAAAAAGTCTTTGACTTCTTTTCGTAGTACTTTTGCCATAGCCTTTTTATTGGTATAGATCCTATCAGAAAAGTTTTTTCCCTCAATCGTATTAAATATTATTTTATTTATTGTATTTTTAGAGAGCCTTTTATCCGCTTTTATTTTACCTATTTGTAGAATATAGTTATTAGAATTATACTTTTCCTTAATAACTCTAGCTATTAAACTGTGGGTCCTTCTTGCCTCTTTATTAGCCTGTAAACTAAAACTAGAATCTATTATTTTGTTAAACTTTCGATTTAGTTTCCTTTGTTCCTTTCCGGATAGTTTTAATTTATTATCTACAAATTTATAGCCTATCGCTAACATAGCAATTTCTTTTAATAATTTATCTCTATCTTCCTCTTGTTCCTTAACTTGCTCTTTGGCTTCTTCCTCACCTTGCTTGTATAGTTCAAGTGCAAAATAGACAAATAATCCAGCTAAAACTTTTTCTTTATTAGTCATCTAAAATCCCTCTGGGTTTTCTAATTCCAACTCCCTGGTTATCTCGTTTTCGACTTTCTCTTTTTCCTTTTCCGCGTTATTCACAAAACTAAATAGAGATCTAGCTGTATCTTTTGATATAGTTTCATCCGGTAACTGCGCCAACATTTGTGCTGTAGCAAGATCGTCCGTCGGTATTAGTGGTGTATAAAGTATTTTTACATTTCTAAAATCATACTCTTTTTTAGTAGTTATTAATAGATATTTAAATAGGAATCTAAGCCTATTTTTAACCATATTTCTATGTGCCGCTTCTTCTAATTTACACTTATTCTCTAGTGCTATTAGCCTACTTCTTAAAGCCACTCCACTTAGATTAGATACCATCTGCTCGTTACTGTTTATGTGGCAGGCAATCTGGTACATGGTGTCTACATACCTGTCTAGGCTATTTTGTATAAATGTATCATTTATATTCTTAATCAACCACGCAACTTCCCCTTCTTCTCCTACTAACAAGGCACCTTTTTCCTTCATTTCGTTTAGCTTGTCACTATCTATTGTGCAACCTTTAAAGACTAAATAAGCATTTCTAAAATCACTTATCTCGTTACCTGCATCAGATAGATTAGTTTCAAAGGCATCTTGTAGACCTTTTAAATCACTGTATAAGCTATCGTAGTACCCTTCGTAACTAATTGTGCCTATTGTGACTGGGACCTCGTCAAAAATGGAACTGTGAGGCTCTGATATTTCTGTAAAATCCTCATCACAATGTAGTATCCAGCCTTTTGTGTAAATATCCACATATTTTACATTCTCATCAAACTCGCTAGTATAAAAGTGTAAAAATAAAAGGACCTGCCCCGTTATATCATCAGTAAAAGCAAATCCCTCGGTTGGTTTTATAATTTTAGTACTAAAATTACACTCTATAGGGTCTGTATAGTAGACCTCAAACACTTTAGAAAATATAAGCATATATTTCATTAAATCAGAATCATGAAGTTCATCTAAATGTGCAGTGTTATAATCGATAGCACCTACTACTTCAGTATCACCGCTTACAGCTTCATAAGTAATTTTATTTCCGACTGTATACGCCGCTTCTTCTTTAATAAACTTCTTAATATAATTAACATTTATCTTTAAATCTGACCTTGCAGTCAACATCTTATACGTTTCCATTGCTTTAGTTTCGCCCTTGTAGTACTTATACATTTCATCATAAGTACTTTTGTCCTTTGTAAACTTCTCTGTTAGCAAAGTTAAAAATTCTAGATGATCCTCACTTTTAAGATTTAACCCCTTAGTCCTAATTTCCCCAACTACTTTATTAAAATCCAAATTCTCACCTCCTACAGTCCTAATTTACCTTTATCAAATATTTGTACTTGGTTTATCACTTTTATAAAATCCACTCGGTTTAAGAACTCTGATGTTATGTCCGGTGCATCATCATGTACAGAAAATCTTTGTCCTGCAAATTCTAGGATCTGATTGATAAATGACTCATCCTCTTCAGCAAATATTATTTGACCCCTATTCACAATAGGAATAATAGTACTTATCTTATCATCTTTATTCTTTTTCTGGTGTTCATTTATAATCTCAATACTTCTATGTTTTAATAGATCAGTTTCTCCAATCTTCTTTTCAAGTTGGTTTGCATCTGCCCCATTAAAAGTATTTTTCTCTATATAAACGTGCGTTACATCTGGAAAAGCAACAAGTAAATTAATCATATGATCTATATACTTATCAAATTCTTTCCTAGCATTGATTTTAGCAAGTTCAGCATGACGTCCATAGTAGAGTTCATTTTCTCCCTTAGAACCAATTAAAAAGGCACTGTAGTCGTTATTTTTGCCACCTGCTGATGCTGGATCACATAAAAGCATAGTTCTATTGAAACTATGACTCTCAATCCACTCTCTTGGTTCTGTTCTCACTGTCTTAAACCATTTCTCACCTATATTCTTAGCATCGTTTTGTAGCTCCTGCTTAAATGCGACTGGGTTTTCAAAATAATCTATAGCCGTTTCTAAACAATCAAACTTGTCTGGCCAAATAGTTTTGTATTGCATTGCTTCTTCATTCTGGTAATAAAACTCTGTAGCTAACGCAACAGGATCATCAATTTTGAAATTAAAGTATATGTTTTTAAACTCTAGCCACAATCCAGAATTAAAATATTCATCTACATTAAAATCACAAACCTTGTATAAGATTTTTTCATATTCATTCTTTTTAAGTAACCTACTCATAAAACAGTCACTGTGTAAAATGGTTCCAAGTACAATAAATTTAGTAGCTTGTTTTATTTTTTTACCTTTTCTAAAAACTGCTTTATCCCCGGCATACTTTGAATCTTCTTCCCAAGTTTTAAATTTCTTATCTCTCGCCTCTTCTGTTATTACGTCTACCCTACCTTGATAATCATCCGCAATAATGCAACTCGGTCTGTGTCCTTTGTACTTTTTACCTCTCATACTTGAAGCAGATGAAATAGCTTGTATCTTAGTTCCATTCGTTAACTCTAATTCTAGTTTATTAACTGTATAGTTCTTCTCATCTATCAGATTTCCAAAAGCATCGATTATATATTGATTCTCTTCAAAGTTCTGTTTTGTCTGCACTATAAATTCTGTAGCATCTCCCTCTGTACGTCCACAAACAAGTGTATATATGGATTTCTCGTAACAATGCAACCACATTGACAGGGCAAAATCACATACAGTTGTTTTAGCCCACCCGCGGGGGGCAGCAAGCGCAAGTTTATCAAATTCATCTTCTATAAACATGTCGTCTAGAGTATTCCAAACTTTGAAATGACTCTTCGATAATTCTCTAGCTACGTTATTCTCTTTAGGTAGAAATGTATCTTGTAAAAAGTACATACAGTAAAACTCTAAATCAGTATTGCCTAACTCCCAAGCTAGGCCGTGATAACCAAATAAGTTACTTGAATTATCAAGTATTAGTTCTTGAGTTTTATCCTGTGCATCTTCTAAACAAAGACCGTTATTTATAAAAAGTCGAGTGAGATACTTAAAAAGTATTTGTATGTTTTGTTCTTCTAAAATTAAGCATCACCTCTGGTTTACAAATTTTACTTATATAATTTTTTAACTCATTAAAATGAAATTTTCATTTTTTAAAATTAGAACCCACCCCCATAATAAAAAAATAAAATAAAGCAATGAAGTATCTCAAAAAAGAACCCCAAAGCATAAACTTAATTATTTTTTATTATTTTACATGCTTCATAGTATAATCTTTAATTAGTTAAGTACAAGAGTTGTTATACTTTAATATACTCATTCTCACTCTACTTTACTTAGTTAACTGCCTCTACTCTTATTCATTAGCTCTGACCACAACATAGTAGTTGCAACGTGTATAGCCTTATCCATTTCAACTATTCCCTAAATACATATTTGGGGATTAGTTAATCATCTAGCTTATTAGCCTTACGCATTATGATCTCAGTTCCTTCGGTGTGATTGCATTTCAAATCTTCTATAGCTTTCTCTATGGTACCTATGTCTGTACCTACGCCCTCAGTACTGTTCTCGTTTACTGAGAGGTTGTTTGTAGGCGATCCGTATACTCTATTGATTAGATACTGGTTAGCAGCTAAAGCAACTCTCTTATCAGTCTTATCGCAGGCTAGATCAAATATATTATCGATGCAGGTTTTTAGACTTTTAGTAATTAGAGCATTGCCCTGGTTTGTTAGCTCTCGTCTGCACCTGTCAAGCTCGAACTTAACAATATCTTTATTCTTCCAATCATATATAGTCTGTCTAGCAACTCCTATCCTATCAGCAATGTAAGTAATAGTCTCGCCTTGTATCAATAGTCTTATCATTTCTGCTTGCTCTTGTGTAAGAGTATGCTCCATTAATTTCTTACTACCTCCCATAGTTTTCACCTCCTAACTACAAATTGACAATAAAAAAGACACACGTTTTTAGTTACGTGTGTCTAAATATTCTTTCATAATACTATTATAAGTCATGTCATCTTACATGTGGGCTAGGACTTTGCTAGATTAATCTAAGAACTTTCTAACATTTATGCTAGATTTATGCTAGATTCATATTAGATTATTTTCAGTCGCAAAAGGTATCAGCTTGTCTAGTATGAACACTCTCTTCTTTGGCAAGTACTTCTCGCTTAATCCTAATCTACTCTGGATAATTCTATATGATAAAGATTTAAAGTATTTAAGTCTTACAAAGTCGGTTTCTTCCTCAGTTAGCAAATCTAACATATTTTCAACTGATTCCTTTTTGATTTCTAACAGTTTTATATCTTGTAACAACCTCTCTTTAGTAAGTACATTTGTTTCTATAGATGATGTTACCCTACTGCCTTTAGGCATACCATCAATAGAAATCCCTGAAATATCTAAGTTTTTTATCTGTAACTCTTTGCCTCTAATTTCAGTTTCAATATACCTATAGCCATTTAATAGTTCTTCAATTTTATCGTACTCTGTCATTAAAAGCCCCCTAACTTTTATACTCTTTTAATTTTGCTTTGACTGCCTCTAACAATTTACTCTGTGTTTGGTCCTTACTTTCTAAAGCCTCTATAACTTGTTCGTCTATAGTATCTTTGCATATAAGATGGTTAACTATTACATTCTCTTTTTGACCTTGTCTATGAAGTCTTGCATTAGCTTGCTGATAATATTCTAGACTCCAAGTTAAACCAAACCAGACTACTATATTTCCACCAGCTTGTAAGTTTAGGCCGTGACCTGTTGACGCTGGGTGGCATAACAACAATTTTATTTTACCTGCATTCCATTCCTTAATATCCTTATCTGATTTTATTTCTCTAGGATTTAACTTTTTAAATTTCTCTTTAATTCTATCTAAATCATGTTTATAGCTATAGAATACTAAAACAGGTTTTCCATTTGCAGTATCTATGATTTCTATTAGTGCTTCTAGCTTAGCATTATGGATTTCTTGTACTTTTTTATTATCATCATAAATAGCCCCATTTGCTAATTGCAAAAGCTTATTTGACACAACAGCTGCTGATTTAGCTGAAACGACTTCGTCTTCATTAAATTCCAATACCTTTTCCTTTTCAAGCTCTTTGTACTTTTTATATGATTTACTATCTAACTCTATCAAAACATTGTTATTTATTCTCTCTGGCATCTTAAGATAATCCTCTTTTTTCATGCTCACGCATATATCCTCTATCTGTTTATGAATAGCTTCCTCTGCTTTATCTTTTAACTCCCAATTATAAATTGCACCAGTTTGGTAATTCTTATCTCCTGGATTAAAGTATCTATCTCTATATCCACCTATTGTTTTTCCTAGTCTTTCTCCTCTATCTAAAATATAGATCTGTGGCCATAAGTCCATTAAACTATTTGGTGCTGGTGTACCTGTTAACCCTACTATTCTATTTGCATAAGGTAGTATTTTCTTTAAGGACTTAAACCTTTGTGTTTTATTATCTTTAAAACTAGATAGCTCGTCTATTACAATCATATCAAAGGGCCATTCCCTTTTAAAATGTTCTACTATCCATTTAGTATTTTCTCTATTAGTAACATAAATATCTGCATTTTCTTTTAAAGCTTTTTCCCTTTGTGGTTTTGTACCTAGAACTTTAGATACTTTTAATTTATATAGATGTGGTCCAAAAATAGGATTCCATTTATCAACTTCAGTACTCCATGTAGATTCTGCTACCTTAAGAGGTGCTATAACTAATACTTTATTTACATCTAGATAATCAAACTTTAATTCTTGTATTGCTGTTAATGTACATGCAGTTTTCCCAAGACCCATGTCAAGGAACAATCCAATTTTGTTAGTGTCTATCGTTCTTTGAATCGCATACTCTTGATAAGGATGTGGTATAAATTCTTGCAATTAATCACCCTCTTACTTCTTCAATAAAATCTTTTACCCCGTCTATCGAATCTATCACTCGCACATCAAACCCTAAAGCTCTTAATCTTTTATGGTTTAATAGCTGTAACTTTCTTGGTTTTTCTCCTGGTCGTTTCAATTCTACAAATATAGCTTTTCCACCTGGTAACAAAACAAGTCTGTCGGGCACCCCATTTTCTCCACTAATAAACTTGTAAGCTTTACCTAATAGCTTATCAATTTCTGTTTTCAATTTGTTTTCAATTTTAGATTCTAACAACTCTAAATTAACACCTCCATTTCTTTTTTTAGGCGTGAACACGTAAACAGATTTTCTATATATATGTGTATATACGTATTAGGCGTATTGTGTATATACGTATATGCCTAATATATTATTTATTACTCTATAGTATAATATTGTTTACATTGTTTACATTAGTATTTAAAGCGTTGGTATCTCTAGTTTTAAGCGTGAACAAAGGGTGTAAACACAATACTTTTTTATGTTCACACTGTTTACACCCAATTTTACTCTGTTCACGCCTCTGTTCACGGTGTTTTATACTTTAAATGGCTTATCTATTATACGTGTGTATGCTCTTTGCGTACCATAAGTTGCCCCAAAACGTAAGTTACCTTTTGCCTTTTTCCATTCAGATAAGCCTGTTAATATATCATTTATTTCGCGAGATTGAATAGGAGAAAGCTGTTTAGGATCACCATTGAAAAGCTCAACCCATATCTCCATAACACATGTTTTATCTCTAACAAATGTTTCTCTTTCTATACCACCACTCTCACCAAAATCCTCATTATCGTGGATGTAATCTCGTCTTTCTCGAACTCCCATAGCATACCAATTACTAGGAACTTCCTTATCTAAATATTCTCTGATTAACCCTGTCTTAGCACTTTCTTCTGAATGGGATTCTTGTTGCTTTTTAGCTTCTTCCTCTTGCTCTCCTGTTAGGTATAAAGGTTCGTTATTCTTAAACCTAGTAAGTGCTTCAGCCCAAATCTGGTCCACTGTTTCTTGTGTTATTGTAAATGGGCTTTTAGTAACTTTATTTATGCCAACATCTATTGGCCAAAATCTCCTATTGCCTGTCTTATCCCTTAAGAACTCTCTATCATTTGTCGTACCTATAAATATACATTGGCGCGGGAATCTGTTTGTATGCTTACCGTACGCAACCCTATAGATATCTTCGGTCTTACTTAAAAAGTGTTTGATGGATTCGATATCTGCCTTTTTAGTTGCCATCATCTCACCCATCTCCAGCACCCAAACACCCTGTAATTGTTCGTATGCTTCTTTACCTTGAACAGTAGTTAAACTATCTGAGTACCAATCTTGACCTAACTTCTTTATAAGTGTACTTTTACCAATCCCTTGTGGACCACTAAGAACTGGCATGTTATCAAACTTTATTCCTGGTACAAATACTCTAGCAACTGCTGCGGTTATGACTTTCCTCGCTGCTACTCTTGTATATTCTGAATCTTCAGCACCCAAGTAGTCGATAAATAAAGTATCTAACCTTTCAACTCCATCCCAAACAAGTGTATTTAAATACTCTTTAATTGGGTGGAAAGCGTGTTTTTCAAAGCTCATGATTAGAGCATCGTTTACTTTTGCAGGACTCGCTATATTGTATATTGTTTCAATATGATGTCTAAGTCCAGCATCATCTGAGTCTATCCAATCTACTTTTTCTGTATCTTTTCTCCAAGGTAATTGGCCCTGCACTATAGCTCTATTCGAAAACTGGTTGTAAGCGATCTTACCTTTTAGGTGTGGATCATTCTCTAGTATTATTAGAATGTTGTCTGTTGTCTTGAAGTACTCACCTTTACTATTAACTGTTAGTCTTTCTAACCACTCAGTATCATCTATTTCTACATCTCCGAAGTCTTCTAGTGCTATGTCTAATCTTTCTTTACCTAATGTAGTTCTAACTTTTTTATCTTCTGTAGCAAACTCACTCATTTTAATAAAAGAAGGTAGTCTGTTAACTGGTGTATCCGGTTTAGCGTCTTCATCTAAATGACCATACTTGTGTATACGTACTAAGTCAAAGGCGTTACATAATAGGCCGCTTGTTGGATCTGTTCCGTGGTGTGAAAAAGAGAACTTATCATCATAAACTACAACACCGCCACTTGTACTACCATCTATAAATGTATATCTGGTATCATCTAACAACCCACCAGCGTACACATCAGATAAGAACTCGTCCATTACTTCTGATATTGAGTAGGTCCTACAAAATGCTCCTATTACACCTTTCTTTTCTAACGGGTCCTCTTGTTTCTTAATCTGACTATCAATTAATTTTGTCTCTCTACTACTTTGTGGCCAATAACTTACGTCGCGCCAATCTAAATATCTATCAAGTATCTCGTCTGGATCAAGAAACTCGTCATCCTTGAATTTGAATATATATTCAGCATCACCACTAGTACTGGGCCAATACATTAATCTATGGGGTTGATAGGTAGTATCGTCAAACATATCTATACCAATATCCTCGGCTATCATTCTTGCAATCGCCTGGTACTCATCAGGAAGCACAGGTCTACTTAATGGTATAACTAATCTAAGCCTCTGGTTATCCGGTGTATGTGAGTGTGTTGAATACATCACACAAGTATAGTTACTAAGTATCTCTATACCACACCATATATCACCCTTGGCGTAGTCTATATCTAAAGTAATAAGAGTACGATTCTGAATGTTCTCTGCTTTACGTCTACCATTCTTTAAACTACCACCTACATAACCGCCTACATCTTTTAGCTTGTCCCTTTCTGTTTTAGACATCTTCTTGTACTCTGCTTGTGTCTCTTGTGTTCTAGTTGTCTTACTCAACTTCTCTACTAAAGTACTCCATTTAATAGTTTTGTTCTTCCAATGTGTTTCAGTTTTACTTTTTCCTGTTGCTAGTTGAATATCTTTATCATGCTTTACTTTAAGTTGTATTTCCTCATTTACACTTTCCAAAAATATTCACCCCCTCCCCGCGTATGTATAATTAATCTGTTAGGGCGTTTTTATTTACCTTTATATCATTTGAGTTCTCCCACTCTCCCATTATTTTAGCCATATTATCTGATATAGCATTTAATATAGGTGCTGCTTGAAATAATGTGAAAACTCCTTTTTTAATAAACTCGTTTAATAAGTCTCTTACCGTAACACTTATAAAGAAGTAAGTTAGTGGCTCTTTCATCTTTCGCATATCTTCTATGACCATGAGTATAAGTATCACGGCTATCTCGTCATTAGATCTTCCTTTAAATTGCTTCTTAACGTTCTCAACCTTTTTACTCATCTTGATTACTCCTTATTTTAAATAATCACTTACATACTCCATCACCACTTGCTCTGGAAAAACGTTTATTTTTATTAAGTTATCTACGCTAAAGCTAAATACACCCACAGGTACCAGTAACAATATAAGCACCAATATAGATAGCATTAACTTGTCAAAGTAGTCTTCTTCTTTCTTTATTACCTTATAGGCTAATACTAGAATAGCAATTATTATCGGAACTGTTACTACTAACCAAAATATACTCGAGTATGTCTCATATTTAATAATGTTGGTATATAACCTTTCTAACATTTCTTGGTTATTTGTAACTGCAATTCCAAACTTACTAGCTAAGCTGTCTATCACTTTTATTATTTGATCCGCTACATCCATACTCTAATCCTCCATAACATTTATCTGTAACATAATTTTTTCGTAACAATCTGGACAAATTTCGTAATCAGATGTATACCCATTTTCATCTTCTAACTGCATTTCATGAAAAGCGTCATCCACTTCCAAAATCTTTTTACACATATCACATCTAATAACTCTTGCCATTTTATAGACCCCCATTGTTTAATTTAATTAGAATAAATTATTTATTTTATTCAACATTTAGGTATTCAGCCACATCTTCTAATGTTCTAAAATATTTTCCTCCATTTTTTCTCACCATTTTCCCAACTTGTTCTAATGATTTTATTTGACTTTGACTAAACCACATATCTGTAGTAAACAATGGTGATGAAAAACCTTGAGATGTGTTTTTATCAGACTTCAATACACAAAATATAGTTTTTTCTGGTCTTTTATTACTATCATCAATAACCTCTGCTATTGAATAAACTCCTGTCATTCGTGGAGTTATAACATATAAACAATAATCACATATTTCTCTTTGTTTTATTTCTTCTTTCATACACTCTTCTGTCCAATCGCTTACAACTGGATTAAAATAATCTATTTTTAATAATTCTATTAACTCTTCTCTCCACTTGCTCTCGTTACAAGTCCCACCTAAAAATACTTTTTTCATAATCTCTCCTTTTTTATACAATAAAAATATATTTTATTAATTTTTCTAATCTTTTTAGATCTCGCTTGTGCCTTCAATTCCTTTAACCTCTCTGTCTAGCGTTCTTTTTCCTAACCACATTAAGCACTCTTGTAGTTTAGTTATAGCCATAGCGTTCTCTCTGCATTTGTAAGGACTATCTTGGAAAGCTTGTAGCCTTGTTATAACCATGAGAATTAAATCTTCGTTATTTACTCCATTTATTCCGTACTCTTTTATTGGACCTTCTTGAAAGTTAACATATTCAATTGGTTCTATATATTCATCCTCGCAATCTGCTTTACCAACAATAAAATGATGTGGTGCATTAAACTTCCATTTTTCTTTATCCTCTGCATATACCTTTGTATATTTCTGTGTGCATAAACCGTTTTTAATTTCCATAATTATTTCTCCTTTATATTAATTTTTATTTTCCTTTTGAATATATTTTCTTATTAACCCAATAGCATTTCCGCCACTCCAAAAGCATACTCCTGTTATAATTGCTATTATTCCACTTGCTATATATTCTCCAATAGCAAGGAGATGCACTGTCTCTTGCATTCCTCCTAAAAACACTTCTATGCAAATTACAAGCCAACACAAATACCAAAATCCTTTAATATTTTCCTTCATACTCTACCCATCTCCTATAATAGTCAACATCAGTCTATTTATTAATTTTCGTTACCTCGTCTAACCTTAAACTAGCTAAGTTGTTATTATTTTCGTCTACAAAATCCAAACACTCCTCATAACTATTTAAGTATACTTTTACTTTCGTCCAATTAAACTCATCTTGTATACCTTCCAGTTTTTCCATTAAATTTTCTATATCCACTTATTTACTCATCTCCTTCTAGTTGTTTTGCAATTTCATAAATTACATTTACAGTTACCCCATTCCCTGCCTGTTTATATAGTTGACTATCCGAATTTACTTCTCTTGCTTTATCAAATGCCCAATCAGGAATACCCTGTAGTCTAAAACATTCGCGAGGTGTTAATTTTCTTAGCCTCATACTGGTATCAAGTGTACCTTGTTGGCAATGCGTATCTAATGTTTGTGCTACTTTTTTTCCGACTCGACCTCTTCTTGTCTTACTATTAGGAAAGGAAATATTTATACTGTCACCTATATTAGCCTCTTTGTAACCTTTTTTAGTTGCTTCTTTAATTAAAACTCCGTGCCTATCTTGACTTGTCAGTGTAAACATTGGTTCTCCACCTTCTTTAAATCTACGACCATTCTGCCTCTTATTTAACCTATTTGGTGTTAAGCAAGGATAAACTAGTATTTGTTTGGGTTGCTTATAATCTGTCGCAGTTAAAGCTCCTATTATTCCGTTAGTATCATGCACCCAAGATCTAGAGTTTGTACCTTTTGCGGTTTCACTTTTAGTTGTCCCTAAGACTCTAATACTAGACGATTGGCTATCTCTTTCGATAGGAAATACTTCTCGTCCACTTCGTCCTCTAAGATGTCCAATAATGAATATTCTCTCTCTGTTTTGTGGGACTCCGTAGTCTTTAGAATTGAGAACTTGCCATTCGACATCGTAGCCGATTTCATCCAATTCAGCGAGTATTGTGAGGAAGTCGAATCCTTTATTAACACCGAATAGATTTTTAACGTTTTCAAGGAATAGATACTGGGGTCTATCTTCTTCTTTCTTTTCTCTAATAAGTCTAGTAATTGAGAAAAATAAACTTGATCTATCTCCATCCAATCCCTTTTGTTTTCCAGCCACACTAATATCCTGGCATGGGAACCCTGCGCACCAACAATCTGCGTTTGGTAATTCATCTCCTGTAACTTCTGTAATATCTGTTCCAAACCATTCATCCTCCCCCGGTTCATGTATCGCCCCATAACTTTTATTTGCAAATTTATCTATCTCACAATGACCTAAGCACTTATGCCCAGCCATTTCCATTCCTAATCTAAAGCCACCAATACCGCTGAAAAAATCTATAAATGTTAGCATCTAATCTTTTACCTATCCCCCTATTTAAGTTTTGTTTTACAATCTAATCTTTAGATCTCCGCATATGCTAAAGCAAAGATACTTGGCAATATAACAATCCACCAGTTTATATCCGCAAATCCTAATACGTTTAACCCCGCACCTATAAAGGTCCATATATAAGCTAAGTTTTTTAACATCTTTTAATCCCCCTCATTATTACTCATATTTTTCTATCATTAAATCTAACGAGTTAAGTATTTCTTTCGTTAACTTGTAATATTCTGCTTTATCCATTGCCAATAATGGGGCGTCATCAATCCTATCTCTTAATCTTTCTAATTCATCTAGTATTGTGAAATCCATATTACTCTAATCCTCCTTATTTAACTGTTCGTCTCGTAATTCTAATTCATGCTCCAATTGAAAGATTTTATACCTAAGCTCTTCTTTGTTTAATACGTGTTCTGATAGGTATTTATTAAGCTTTGAATGCTCTATATCCATTCTGTATTCATAAGATTTGTTCTCATATCTTAATCTCTGTATTTCGTTTTTTAATGTATCTATTTGTAAATCTTTGTTCTTAAGTTCATCTTCAGTAGTGTATCTTGGTTTTTTCATACTCTAATCCTCCACCTTCTCATAATCTAATATTGTTGGATCTAGTTCAGCTAATTGATCCGCACTAAGCATTAAAATCTCGTTTAAACACTCTATCTGTATATCCTCACTAGTAAATAACTTAACTAAACCATAACGATATTCTTTTGTTCTCCTGTTTACAAGTAGTTTAATTGGTTTCCCTACTATGCTATCTAACCCCGATTTAAACGTTAATACTGTTTTTTCTTCAAATAAATCTTTGTTTAATTCTAAATCATCTTTAAACTTGATATCCTTTACTGCTTCTGTCCAACATTCTATACAACTTGGTTTTAAACAGCTATTTTTTAATCCTATTTTATTAGGGCACCCACAATTAAAAGATTTCTCTATAAAATCATCTCTAGTCATTTTTGTATAATCCAATGCTCTAATCCCCCTCTAAATTAATTCTTATATTTGTTTTTCAATCTTTTTATCTCAAGCTCTAGCCTAAATTTCTGATCATAAACATGATTGTATTTACTTCTGTAATCTTCTTGACTATTAAACTCGCAATACTTTCCTAAAAAGAAACTAATTGATGCCGTTACGATTATCGAAAAAATCCATAACATTGAAATTATCCTCCATTTCTTTAACCTTTGAATAAATGTCCATTGCTCTTAGGAACTCCATATACTCATTCACATTTTTAAACTCATACTCTGTTACACCATCGCCTGTTTTTATTTTCATCTTCATATATACACCACTCCTTATTAAAGAAAAAATAATGTTTCTATTAAAACTCTAAGACCTTTCTCACCCATGTAATTTCTCACAGCATACTTAATTGTATCTATCTCTGTCTCATATTTTTCAATTATTTCTTTATCATTTTTAATATCTTTTAAATGTTTAAGAGGTATTGAAATATGCCTAATATTTGATTTAAACCACTTCCTATTTAATTCGACTTCTAACTCTCTATCTCCAGAGTACAAAGCTATGCCTATGCCATAACGCCCTGACGAATATTCTCTAAGCTCCAAACAAAATATAGGTTTTGTATAGTTATCTATAACATCACATTCACGTATGCTTAACTCTTTTCCGTTTCTTTCTATTGAGCATGCCACATTGTAAAAATGATAAGCATCTTCCTTTCTAGCAAATGACTCTACAACCCATGAAGAATCATCTACATAATCCTCACGTTCAAGAATTACCCATACTTTATTAATCATAAATGAACCACTCCTTTAACTAAAGAATCCACCCCAGTACATCAAAGCTATTTGAATTGATGTTCCTATAGTTGTTGAAAAAAAGTTTTGTTTACCTGTTCTTTCTTTACCGTGATCGGCTAAACTAATCCCAATAACTAAAACATATAAAACTATCATTATTATTTGTGGTACTCCAAATACCATATAAATCACTCCTTAATCTTTCATATAATAGTTACATTCAAAACCATCTGCATTAAGTGGTAACCCCTTAGCCCATTCTATCGGTCTACACATAATACTATTTAATTCTTCTATACTTCCTTTATCCTTTGGTACTTCTAATATCAGCTCATCATGAACGTGCATCACTATTTCGTAACCTTCGTTTTCTACACTGAACATTGATTCTCTTAAGCAATCTCTTGCTACAGCTTGTACAATATTCTCCACTATCTTTGGACCATAAGTATTAATCCTCTCCCACTTTTTAGTAGTCTGGTTCATACCTTCATAAGTGATTTTGTCACCGTTAAAGGTTTGGTGTGGCTCTATCTTCGGTCTTATATAAGCTAATTTCCTTCCACTCGGTAACTGGATAAATAAAACTCCTGGATCGTATATAAATTTAATACCAAACTGCATACTTACAGTCGTTCTTTCTTTTATTGCTTTCTTTGCTGCTTTATCACAATCCCACCAGAACTTTGTTATATTTGGGTTTGCTTGTCTCCAAGTTGTAACAAGTGGTTGAAGTTCTTCTTCTTCTAATCCCTGTTCTAATGCCCCCATAGAAGTTAATGCTCCCACACTTCCGCCATAACCAAGAGCAAGTTCTGCTATCTTACCTTTTTGTCTAAGTGGATCTCCTTTACCTATGCTTTCTACTGGTACACTAAACATCTGAGCTGCTGAAGCTTCATATATCTTTCCGTGAGTGTTAAATACATCTATACGCCAACTCTCTTTAGCGAGCCATGCTATTACTCTTGCTTCTATAGCAGAGAAGTCACTTACTATAAACCTACAACCCTCTTTAGGTATAAAAGCCGTTCTGATTAACTGGCTCAGTATATCTGGTACATTACCGTAAGCAAAGTCTAAAATGTCTAACTCTCTATAACTTACTAATCCTCTTGCAAGGTCCAAATCTTTTATCTTATTTCTAGGCAAGTTCTGTACTTGAACTAGTCTTCCAGCCCATCTACCAGTACGGTTAGCTCCATAAAACTGTAATAATCCTCGTACTCTATGGTCGATACCTTTAGATACTTTCATCGCCTCATATTTCTTTATAGATGTCTTACTCATTTTCTGTCTTAACTCTAGTAATCTAAGTACATCTGGATCATCCGTTTTTTCTTTAAGTTCTGGGATAGAATCTTTTGTTAAACTTGTCACCTCAAACCCAACTTTATTTGTAAGCCATTTTTTTAGTTGTGCCGTACTGTTTGGGTTGTCTAACCCTGTTAATTCTTTAGCTTCTAGAGTTAATCTATTTGTATATTCTTGGTCTAAAGCTATTGCTGCATCAACTAAAACGGTATCTACTTCTACACCTCTATCGTTTATCTTTTGGTCTAAATCCCAAAGTTGCTTTTCTCTCTTTGTAGTTTCGTACCTTTCTAGCTTAGTTCTAATTTCCCTTTCTACTACAACATCCTGTCTACAATACTCTACAAAAGTATCCCACTTTTCATGTGCATGTTCCGGAAGGTTTCTTGTTCTACTTCCATTAGTTTTCGTTGGTTTACAAGGACCGCAAAAGTATCGTATAAGGTCTTTACCCTCTTTCATTTTTTGTTTATCTTCATTAGACTTTAAGGCTTTACTGACTTGATCTAGACTAGCTGGTAACCCTAAAGTCATTGCTTTTATCATTGTGCATTCCCATTGTGATGGACTGCATTTTATATTAAAGTATTTTGCTATACATGTTCTTTCAAAGTTTGCATTAAATGCTGACTTTGTTATTAGATTATTACTTAAAGCATTAAAAACACCCGGTGGTAGTTCTTCTCCTTTTGTGAAGTCAACTACTGTAACCTCATCATTATCAAATGCATAAGCGAATAGTAATATTTCAAATTTAGGGGAAGAGGCGTATTTATACACCCCAACATCCCCAATTTTTAAATCAGAATATGTCTCGATATCTATAGATAAGGTATTCACTATTCTAAGAAGTCCTCTCCAACTTCTTCACTTGCATATTCGCTTACATCTATATCTCCGAAATCTGTTTCAGCATCTACTGTTACACCACCTAAAGGCTCTCCATCTGCTACTTTTAATATGTTGTTTAAACTACAAGCTATACCTTTGTTTCCGTTAGAGTTGAACGGATAGAAACTTAAACTTACTAAAGCATAGCAACCGCTGTAAACTTCTGTAGGATCGAGTACTTCTTCCTTTTGTCCGTTTTCTGCTTTTAACACTCCTGGTTTCTGTTTATTGTTTGCATTTAAAAAGTGTGTATTTTCATACTCAGGGTGTTCGTCTGCTCTTTCGTCTCCGTCTCTAAGCGGCAGTTTTAAACCTCCTGGTATTTTACCTCCCCATTTCTCACTTTTCCCTTTAGCTTTAGCTGCTTCTATTGCTTTGTTTATTTTGTTAAGTGTTGGCTTGTCCTTTTTATCTATTAATAAGCAGCAAGAGTATTTTTCGTCTGTACTTCCTTCCATTGCTTTTGGTGTAAATATGTTTGCGTAACTTAATCTAACTTTCCCTGTAATTACTTTTGTTGTATTCTCCATAATCTTTTTTCCTCCAATATTTTTAATGTATTTAAGCTATTTTATTAGCATGCTTTCTTATTTTTCTTTTGCCTGTGTATAAAGCATTTTCTACAGTTCTTATAGGTACTCCTAAAATTTCACATATCTTTGTAGGATTATATCCTTTTGCCCATAGATTAAATGTTTCCTTCTCTCTTTCATTTAAGTTAACAGATAAACCTAAAACGTATTCGTACGCTTCCTTTTCTAAGATTAAATCCTCTATTGATTTATTTTTAGATTCTATAATCTCAGATAGAGTACAGTTTTCTGACGCATTTACATTTACAGATGCGTCTAATCTGGCATTTAGTTCATGGACCTTTACTTTTTTCCTGTTAACTTTTGTAAATTTAGTACAAATTTGATTGTTTATCGCCGTAGTTAAATACGCTTTTGGATAATCTAGTTCTGGCGCATTTTTACATTTTGATATAGCTTCCCAGACTGCAATATATGCAACTTGAATAACATCATCTTTCGTAAATTCAAAATTAAAACTGAATCGATATCTATAAATTTGATATTTTATATGATCTTTTAAATCAACTATTATTTTTTCAAAAGCGTTCTGATCACCATTTTTTGATTTAAGTATCAAATCTCTATAATCATCATTGTTCATAATAAATTCCTTTCTACTGGGTAATTGATACTTATAAGAATCCCCCCGTATCATTAAATTTCCACATTAGCAAAATCTTCTTTTGCCTTATCTATACTATTTAATTCTGGTCTTTTATCCGCAATACTTACAAGTGTTGGTTTGCCATCAGGTTTGGCTACCATATCTGCTAAGAGTTCATTAAATGCTTTCTTACCTAATGTTTTTTCTAGATCTGTTATTCCTTTTAAAGCTTGTGGCTTATAAATGACATCTTCCGTAAATTCATTTTCTTTTAATACTTCTGCGACTTTAGTTTCATCTGTGTATTTTCTGTTACTTCTACCTTCCACAAGTTTAAATCCAGGATACTTGATGCCCTTATTTTCTGCTTGCTTAAGTGCAAAGTCTTGTATGTCTTTAAGCCAATCTGTTACATCTTTAGCCCAGCAAAGTATATCAGCAATTTCAAATTCGTTAAGAATGTCCGTATCTGCAAAATCATATTTCTTTGCTAGTTCTATATTGTCGGAAGCTCTTTTCCTACAATCATTTTTAGCTTTACAGAATCTACAATGATCTCCACTTATATATTCACCTTCTCCTTTGTAAGCCATTTCCGCCTTAACTTTTACTTCATCAGCCCATGTTAGTAGAGTGGTTAACTCTAATTCCTCTGTAGAAATGTTATCTAATCTGGGTTGTATAATTGTCATTTTTACCTTTTCTATGTCATAAAGGAAACCAAACTCTGAGTAAGCCCCTAGACCATAAAGCCTAAGTTGTGAATTACCTTCTGCAAATACCGGAACACCTTTACCGTATTTTAGATCCATGATATGCAGTGTATTATCAGCGATAGCTACAACGTCTCCAGTACCAAAACCATCAGGTACCCAATCACTAAAGTCAATTCTCTGTTCTAAAAATACAATTACATTTTGATCAGTTACTTTTAACTCGTTTACAAATTCAATTACTGAGTTAGCATAACTTTGTACATATTCCTCAAGTTCTTTACTGTAAAAGTCATTTTCTTTTAGCTTCTTTAGTTTTGTGTTGAAACTTCTCTTCTTTATATAGTCGTATTCTAAAGAAAGTAATAGCTCTCCATACTCATGTGCGAATGTACCCTCTTCTGCATATACACTTGTTGTATTCTCGTAGTTTTCTTCTAGTTTTACAGAAGGTGTACAAGCTAACCATCTACTAGCACCACTAGCGCTTAGTTTTGCGTGTTGAGTCATTATATCAACTCCGCTTCTTCCATTACTTCTGTAAAGTGCTTTGGATCTAGTGCTGATATTTTCTCTGCTCCAAATTTTGTAACTAAGGCTTTTACTTCTTTCTGTTTACCTGCTCTAGCCAATATAGTAAGTTTTTCTCTTACATCTTCTAATGTGTACTTAGGTGTCGCTGCTAAAGGTGATGGCAATTCACCTGTCATTAGTTTATCCTCTATTGACTTGACGGCTATATCAAGAGCCGGGTTATCTTCTTTTGTTGCTCCACCCCCTACTACTGCTGTCTCTTTAGCCTTTTCTATCTTGTTAACTACTCCATCAACCATTTTATTTACATCTATATCTTTTGGTATTTCAGGAGCAGGCATGTCTATTACTCCTGTACCTTTATTTAATAAATTATCTAATTTTGTATTAATGTTTGTAAGTAAATCTATTACTGTTTGATCTGTTTTTAAAATTATTGTATTTTCATTCATTCATAATTCCCCTCTCTGTGTTATAATGTTGGTAAGTTAAAGTTTAGTAGTACCTAAAAGTGTTAGTTGTGGCGACTAGCACTTTTTCTTTTTTCTGAGTAACATTTCGTATTCGTCTGATGAATAATATTCAGTTATATTATTTTTTACAGACAATGTTAAATCGTCTAATGTTTTATGCGAACCATTAAATGTACGCGAATTAGTATTGACAAAGGCATCTGAGTTTAAATTTAAAAGAACATACTCAAATTCATTATGATTTCCTCTCCATCGTGCAACTACATATAATGAAACACTTGTAGTATTCATATGTTCTAACCTTACAATATCGTCAATTTTTAACTCCTTAGTTACCTCTATCTTATTTTCAATAACTATTTTCATATTTTTAACCCTCCTAATTTTGTATTAATACTCTTCTTCGAACCAACATACTTCGTATTTATTGTCGTACAAACTTTTTCTTGTACACTTATTGTTCTTCAATGAAGAACAGCCTTTACAACAACTCATTGGTTTAAATTTAATAACCTGACCTTTGAATTTAAACAATTATAATCCTCCTATTTTTTTAATATAAGTTTCTTACTTGTTTTAGCTTTTGTTTAAACTTGTTAAGCCCTTCAAAACTGTAATCGAACACTCCCTCATTGCAAAGATCTTTATACATTTTAAAATCTGTAAATTGCATTTCAAAAACCTCCTTTGCTAATCTTTGTCCTTTTCTCCAAACCATAAATTACTAAACTTACAGTTCCTACAGTCTCTAAAACAACGTCCTAGACACTTGTCCTTTTCTAATCTGCAAGTATGGCAACATCTAGTTTCACACATTTTAACCACCTCCTATGGCTTGTCCACTTTTTACTTAAGAAGTGCTAAAAGCACATCTTGTATTAACCTGTTACAGTTTCACTTGCTAGATTCTTTAGTATGTTTATGTTTACTTGTTTAATCTCTTCAAGTACTTTATCATTCTCTTCTTTAGAATGTTTTGCGTAGCTTATAAAAACACTGCTGTTACCTACCTTGTATAATCTATCCCACTCTGTACCATCTTCGTGTTTAATGTTCTTTTCTATTAGTTTTGCTGACATGTTAATTTACCTCCTATTAGTTATTTAATTTATTATTAATTTCTAGCTAAGTATCTTTCCGAAGTCTCTATTTTTGTTCTCTGCTATGAACCTATTAAGCTCTGAGTTACTTATCTTATAGCCGTTAAGTTTCATTGCAAATATCTCTCCGTCTTTAATTAGCTCTCTTACTGTTACATGCCCTACGCCAAGTCGTTTAGAAACTTCATCTACAGTTAGTAAAAAGTCATTTGGGCTAAGCTGTTTTAATAAAGAGAACAGTTCCTTCTTAAGCTTCTTATCATTCAATGCCGTATCCAACATAATCACCCCCTCTCGCTAATTTAATTTATCTACTACACCATACTTAACTGCCATATCCTTAATTATTGCGACATAACCTTCTACTAGCTTTTTATCTTCTGCTATAATATCAAGATTATTTAACTTATCTCTTTTTGACTTGCATACTCCTTCAAGTGCCATTTTTTGTTTTCTATTTGTAAGTCTTCTTTGTAACGAAACGCCCATTCTTTCATTTAGTAAATCATAGCTTTCAGTCCTTAGAATTCTTAAATGTTCTGTGCCACCTAACTTTCTAGCCATACCTACTAATAATTGGCTTGAATCTTTTCTCCATTCTGTAGTGCTAAGAGTTACAACATCTCTTATACCTTGAATCTCTTGTTTAATTTGTTTTTGTTCTAACTCGATATTTGCTGTAGCAACATATAAACAGTTAAGCATCTGTAACTCTGGACTTAATAGTGTTGTATCTAATTTTGTTTGTTTGTATTTTTCTTCTACTGAGATTAAATATTTTCTATAATCTTTCGACCTTTGTTTAAGCTCATCATTTGCTCTTGGGCTTGCCCCTGCAACCATACAAATTTCTTTTGCTATTTCTAATTTAAGGGTGTATTCGATTGTTTCCCTATTATTTTCACTCCTTCCCTTTAAAGTGAAGAAGTCTGAATCTACTGCATCAACAGCCTCAAGATTGTTTCTAATCCAGTCTGTAAATTTCTTCTCGACTCCTAATCCTTCCCAAAGTTCTCTACCATTCACTACTTTTATTCCTTCATCTGTTGTGTAGATTTTTATTACTCCACTTTCTTCAATCAAGTTTAAATTATTTCTCACTCATTTCCCTCCTAATTTTTAATCGCACTTATTATCTCTTACAAAATCTAATATAAAGTTCACTAATTTTTCTGCTTCATTACATTCATTTTGCCTCATTCCATAAACAGTCTTATTATTAAATGTTCTATTTAAGATAGTGGAAATCGCAGTCTTGATTGCGTAGCCTCTTGGTATGGCTCCTTGAAATATGTTAGAAAGATCTATATCTATCTGCCTACTAGTCTCAGTCCAGGGCTTAACACCACCAATTTTAGCTTGTAGCTCCTCTACTTTTGACTCCAGTAACTTAATTCTCTCATCATTATTCAATAGATCCCCTCCCTATTAATGTATATTTAGGTCATTTTTATTTAGTGTATCCTCAAGTTTTTTGGTGTAATCTGTGGGAGCCTTTAACTTCTCCAAGTTTTGAACTATCGTGCATGAATTGATAGCGTTAACTATTAAGTCTACTCTTTCTTCATCTAGATTCTGTAATTTAGGAATTACAAGTAATATTTTATTATCTTTCATATTTTCACCCTCTTCTTTCAAGTTTTTCATGAATGATTCATGATTTATCCTAAGTATATATTGACTAATTCACTTTGTCAACTCTTTTTTCTTGACTTATTCATTTTTTTATTGTAGAATATAATTAGAAATCACAAGATATCAATTCTTTTAAAGTTATAATTTTCTTTAAAATTTTGTAATTTAGTAGGAGGATGTAATGGAACTTAAAAACAGAATCAAAGAATTAATTAAAAATACGGGTCTGAAACAAGTTGAGTTTGCAAATAAAATTAAAGTTGACCCATCATATATCTCTAAACTTCTATCTGAAAATTCTAAGACAATACCTAGTGATCGATTGCTAAATGACATTTGTAGAGAATTTAATGTAAGCGAAGAGTGGCTAAGAACTGGAAAAGGTGAGATGTATACTCTAACTGAAAATGATGCTCTCTTAGCAGAAGCATTAGCACAAATTGCTGTCTCAGATGATGAAAAAATACGTCAAATAGTAACGAATCTATGTTATTTGGACGAAAAATATGTTGATATGATAAGTGATTTAATTGCTAATCTAACTGAGGACCAGAAGAAATCTAAAAAGGAAAAGTAAAAAATAGCTAGAGTTGCCTTACCAACTACTCTAGCTATTTTTTTATTTATTTATATTAAATTCTATTTTGTTCATGTGTAGTCAATAATAAGTACACAATAGTTAACACTCTTACCTCTTATGTGTTATTTAATAAATTTAGAATTTTATCTTTCATTGACTCTTCCTCTCTTTATCACTAACATTTACCTAAACGTTTCTCTATCATACGACATAGTATCCCCAAAAATCTCATATCTTCTATTTCATCAATTAAAATTTTTACCCTTTCCTTCAATCGAATCCCTCCATTTTTTTTCATGTACCCGCGCGTGTATCATTTATCTTTAATAATATTATATCTAGTAATTCCAATTATTTCAAATGCCCTACTAACTAAAAATATACATAATTTTTCTAGAAAGTTCAAAAAAGGTATCCTATCGTATTAAGAATAGCATAAAATCTATTAAAAAAATTTTTTTTAATTATTTTTCCTTCCTTAATATGTAATTTTAATTTTTAATGCCTACTCGGTAATATATAATTCTAAACATAAAGATCTTTATAAAAGATCAAACATTTGTTCGTAACAATATGATACAATATTTTCCTGCATTTTTCAACATAAAAAGCTATATTCTTTTTATATTTATGCTATAATTATTAAAAAGATTATAGGAGGATTGAATATATGGATAATAACAAACCGTTCTATAGAAACTTTATATTCTGGATTATAGTGGTAATAACACTAATTACTACTGCCTTTATACCCGGTGTGAGGAATAGTTTTAAAGCAGGTGTTGATCGAAAGTTAAACTCGAACAGAAACTAGCGATAGATTTAAACTTATCGCCGATTATGACGGAGAATAGATAATTATGATATTAAAAACTATATAAATTTTTATATTATACATTAGGCTCTAAATTTTAAGAGTCTATTTTTGTTTGTTCGACAATTTTCGACATAAATACTTTAAAAGCTATGTTATCCTTATGTTGAACTTTAATTATGGAGGGTATTATTATTATGAAAATGAAGCAATGTAAAACATGTAGTAACCAAATAGCAAGTAATGCTAAATCATGCCCAAATTGTGGGGCAAAAAATAAGAAACCAATTTATAAGCGTGCATGGTTTATTATACTAATAGTAATTATAGTTGGTAGTATTGGAGCTAATCTAGGTGATAGTAGCGAAACTGTCTCGACTAATAATTCAAGCAATACCACAAAACAAGAGACGACTAGCAACAATGTCGAAAGTGCGAAACAATCTGATAGTAAAGTTCCTGCCGAATACAAATCAGCACTTAAAAAAGCGGAAATTTATTCAGATACTATGTATATGTCAAAATCTGGTATCTACAATCAACTAACTTCTGAGCATGGAGAAAAATTTTCTGAAGAAGCTGCGCAATACGCTATTGACAATATCAATGCTGACTGGAATAAGAATGCTTTAGAGAAGGCAAAAGTATACCAAGACGACATGTCAATGTCACCTGCTGCGATTGAAGACCAATTGAAATCAGAACACGGGGAAAAATTCACTGCTGATGAAGCTTCGTATGCTGTTGAACACCTTAATGATTAAAACTAATATTGATTACGTAAGCTAACTCAAAGTATGAAATAAGACATCTACTAGTTGGTAGTAATAATTTAATAGATGATTTGAATTAAAGCATAGCACTAGAAATTAATCTAGTGCTATGTTTATTAGGCTATGTATATTTATATTTTGTAATATGGAGCTTAATTTTTCTAGATCAAACATCCCCAGTAAATGTTTTTCCTTTGTAGAAATATGGTCATATAATCTGATAATTGTTCCCGCATATGTTGAAAATAACATAGAATAAATTTTATCTTCTAAAGTTTCATCAGTTCTGTTTACATCTAGCATAAAAACTTGTTCTTTTGAATATTCCTCTAATATAGGTTGCTTGTATATATCCAACGTAGCTACATCTGAATGTTCGTATTTACTAGCTGGTAAATAAAATGAGGTATACATTTCTACACCAAATCTGTCCGAGTTATAAGCTAAATACTGAACTGATAAAGGTCTTAATTTCCTATCTTCAGGATCCCATCCATTTTTTCTAATCATTTCTTTGTTAAAATTTATCTTCTCCTCTACCTGTTCTAGCGTTAAAGGTATAAGATTTTTTATTACTTTGCTCATATCGTGGTATGTTTTTCCCTCTATAATTCCCTTAATTTTCTCCCAATAATATTTATCAGCAATATATGTCTGGTTATGGTATCTTTTCAACCTATATCTGCTTTTATCGTCCCCCAATAAATAGTTAATTAGGAAATAGTTGTTTAATATAGACCTTGCAAGAACAAAAGCTTCTTCATTATGTCCTTTATCAATCAATACCAACGTACTATCTACTAAGTTATGCTGTTTTGCAAATAAAGTTAATACTTCCCTCATATATTCATAACCCTCAAGTATAATATGTGGTTTTTCATTTTTGATCACATACTCCTCTACATCGGGCATAATGCTTTCTAATAATTCTCTTGTTATCATTATAATTCCCCCCTGTATAAATTTTTCACCCATCTACGATTATACTACAAAGAAAACGTTTATTTTGTCGAAAAATAATCGTACTAAAAACTTACTTCTCTATTTACACGTATCATAATACGTGTTATGATATAATTGTAAGGAGGAAGGTATGAAAACTAGAGAACTTCTTAAGATTTTACACAAGGATGGTTGGATACAAGTTAAACAAAATGGCTCACATTTACATTTAAAGCATCCAACCAAAAAGGGTAAAGTTACAGTTCCAATACATACTGGAGACATAAAGGTAAAAACTTTAAACTCTATCCTTAAACAAGCAGGGCTAGACAAATAGCCCTCTTGTCTCCTTATAAAACATTATACAATATGAGGTGATATAATTGGATAAATATTTATTCTTTGCTACATTTAGCCCCGCAGAAGAAGGCGGATATACAATAACATACTATGATGTACCAGGCTGCATAAGTGAGTGCGATAATATTGAAGATGGTTTAAGATACGCGAAAGAAGCTCTAGAGTTACATTTATGGGCTTTAGAAGATGATGGAGATATAATTCCTACTCCATCTAGTCCAGACTCTATAAAGCTTGTAGAGGGTGAATTTCTAGTGCCTATTGTTGTTTTTATGGATTCAGTCCGTGATGAATTAAATAATAAGGTTATAAAGAAGACTCTTACAATACCTTACTGGATCAATAAAGCAGCCTTAGAAAATAATATAAACTTTTCTAAGGTATTAGTAGAAGGGTTAAAAAGGGAGTTAGACGTAAACGAAAGAAAATAATAAAAGAAGGTGATAAATAAATGGAAGGATATATACGAAAACGTGGTAACAAATGGTATTACAGTTTTGAAGTTGGGTCTATTGATGGCAAAAGAAAAAGAATCGAACGAGTTGGGGGAACTACAAAAAAAGAAGCTGAAAAATCACTTCGTCAAGCTTTAAATGAATATGAAAATAAGGGAAAGTATATCGATGAAACTGAAATGAGTTTTGCAAGTTATTTAGATTATTGGTATAAGAATTATGTTGAAATAAACTGTAAAACAAATACAAAAAAGTCTTATAAAGGTACTATAGATATACATCTTAAACCTTTACTTGGTAAGTATAAATTAAAAAATATAACACCTGCCATGATTCAAAGTTTTATAAATGATAAGTTTGAAAAAGGATACAGCAAGAACTATCTTTCTTCTATGCGTATTGTTATACGTTCTTCTTTAGAGTACGCAGTGTACCCTCTTGAAATAATAAAAGAAAATCCTTATAGATATATTAAATTACCTAAGTACGAAAATGTTAAAAAAGAGATTAAAACAATAACAAATGAACAATATAATCTTTTAATTGAGAGATTTCCAAAAGGTACACTTTATTATATTCCTTTACAAATAGGTTACTTTACAGGAATGAGAGGTGGTGAAGTTTGTGCTCTTACATGGGATGATGTAGATTTTAATAAAAAAACTATTAGTGTAAATAAAACCCTTGTGATTAATGGAAAGTATAAATATGAGATAGGGACTCCTAAAACAAAAACTTCCTACAGAACAATTACAATAGGTGATACCCTGGTTAATATTTTGAAAAAACATAAAAAGTACCAGATGGAAATGAAGCTAAAATATGGTGAGCATTATAGAGACAAAGAATTTATCATTCCTAATTTGGTAAGTACAAGTGAAAATGGCACGTATGCAAAATTACGTAGTTTTGACTACCTTACAAGAGCAACTAAAAAAGATCTAGGCTTTGATTTTACATTTCATATGCTTAGACATACACATGCTACTAAGCTAATACAAAATGGGGTAAATCCTAAAGAGGTTCAAGTAAGATTAGGACATGCTAATATAAGTGTAACATTAGATACCTATGCTCATTCTTCGGATGACTCCGCTAGAAAGGTAGCTGATATTTTTGAAACTTTATAA